TTTAAATACTCTGCATTGGTTTTGATTTGGCATATAACCTATATTGTATAAATTATGGATGGTACTATATTGCTTGTAAATAAATTCAATAGAATTACCAGTATCTAATGCTTCTATGAATTGTGGTGTGCCCCATTGATTATTTTCAGTTATCGAGGTTCCTGTGGCTGATAAATTGTTGTTTCTCATAATCCTTAAATACGATTAACCTATACATCGTGAGGTGTTAATGATTAAACTAATTTGTCAAGAGATGTTGCTATTTTGGCAAGATTAGTCGCTTGTATCTCAACTCTATTGAGAGCAAACTTTAGAGTAGTAACAATGTCATCACTACTACACTCCCTCATTAAATAAGTTTCTGGAGATAAATCGATGTCCAATGAATTGCTGTCAATAGATAATAGACTTTCTTCAATTCTTCTTCTCTGCCAAAAAGCGTAATCTAAATTTTGATGTAACTCGCTTAATAAAATGCGCAGTTCACCATTTTCTTTTGTAATTGTTTTTGGTTCTAATTCTTGTTTTTTCATAATTTTTGTTTTTTAAATTGTTTATACTAAGTTAGTTATAAGAAGCTTGTGTTAGTAGTGTATTATACAAACACATATGTTTTCTATACAAAACTAACCAAATCTGTTATTAAAAAGAAAGGGACTAACCAGCGTAGTTAGCCCCATTTCCTTCTCACTTCACAACCTAATCCTTAAGTATCTTCTTCTGGGTATTCCCCATTCATGTATTCCCACTGCAAGTCATCATCAATCTCTTCCTCTTCCTCAGGATAGGTTATGATCACTTTATCCTCATAGAGAGTTGGTTCGCCTGTCTCACCATCTGTGTCAATTGCCACTATTCCATCGTAATAGTTCAATATGTCATTGATGATAAGTATATCTACCTCATACAGTTCATCTGTATCATCGCCTTCATCAAACCATCCTATCTGACTAGGATAAGCTAATATCTCTGTAAAGCTTTCTCTATCATCTGTTGCCAATATGTAGAACTCTACAGGAAATCCATGCTCTTTTAGGAATGATTCTTGGTCTTGAGGTACTTTATTCAGTACAAATGCATAGATTTGTTCGTCACCTGTGCCTGGATAAAGTAAGTCAACAAAGATCATCCCTGGTTCAAGCTCACTAACTTCGTAAGACTTGAATACCAGTTCAGCTAAAAAGTACATAACTAATAGCCTAATTTTTCTAATACATCTGCATTTGCTTCAACTTGTACAAAACCATTTGCTACGTTGATAGTAAACCAGATGCGTAATTTGTGTGCCAGTTCTTTGAACTGATAAAATTCTTCGATTGATAATGTAATTGTCTTCATGATTGTGTGTGATTTTGTGTAATTTTATCTTTTTTGTTTAAGTTACCTATGTAGGTAGTACCATCTATTGTGGTAGTTGTTGCAAATAAGGGTTGTAGATTACTGTAATGAAAACATTTCAACTGATCCTCTTCTTTAGTCAAATCAAAATGAGCACATGGTATAACATGATCAATGTGCCACACTTTACCATGATTCTCCCAAGTCATAGTTGGAAGAAATTGTGATTCTAGGTGTTGAATAAGATCATTCACAGTGCATCCTAAAAACTTAACAGCTCTGTTATGCAGTCTAAGTCCTTTGTATCTTACAATCTTGTTTAATCGATTGTGTAATGATGCTTTGACTTTAGCTGTTGGTGAGAGATGATACTGTTTTGATCTTCTCTTCTCATTGATGAGCTCTCTGTTTTTGTTTCGATACTCTGTAACCTTTGCTAAACACTTGTCTCTGTTCTTATTGTAATAGTCTTTTGACTTGTTAATAAGAGCTTCAGAGTTTTGTGAGTATTTCTTTTTGTGATAAGCTTTTATCTTATCAAGATTTTTTTCACGATACTCCTTAACTTGAGACAGTCGTTGTTCTTTATTCTTCTGATAGAGATCTCTGTGATGTTTTCTTTCACAACTAATACAAACTCTACCTTTCCTAAACTCAGATGCTGGTAAACTGGTATTACATTTAGTACATTGCTTTTCCATAGATTTTTGTTTTAACAAATGTAACAAATCTTATTCAGTCTACCAAATCTTTTAGTTTAAGGAATGTAAAATTTGTGTGAGTGTGATTGTTTTCATTATTGATACGATTTTTCTTCTACAAGTGATGATCCTGTAGAAAGGTTGATTTGTTTTTTGATTGCAGCACGTTCATCATTCAGGATATACACCTGTCGTGCTAGTGTGATAAAATAATCATCGAATCTATCTTCTTTTTCACATAGTCTAATCTCATCTTCTACTTCCCATAGCTTTCTATTAACAACTAATAGCTTAATGTAATCAGCAATATAGTAATCTATCTCATTGATGACATCATTAAGCATGGATAGCTCTTTCTGGATGTTCTCTAGCTTTGATTCGTCTGTTATTTTTTCTTTCTTAATTAGGAGAATAGTTTGTTTGTCTACTATTTCTCCATTTGACACCTCTATTTGCATATCGTTCTTTTACTTGGTGAATTGTAGGTATCTGCTACCCAGTCCTGAAACACCACAAATATAGTTAAACTTGGAGAACGTTTGAAGAGTTCAGTGGTTTTGAACTCCTCAAACAATAATCTCCATTCTTTTCTATTCTGTGCATTTAGCTTTCGTGGACTGTCCTCTCTTTGAGTCCATCCCATAATTACTTAACTAACTTTCTAAACATGTCAGCAAGTTTCTGTTGCTCCTGAGTAGCAAGAATAAACTTCTGTTTGTTGTTCTCTAAACTTTTCATGAACTTCTTGTGATCATAGTCACAACCTGTAGTTCTTCTGAAGTTTACATACTCTGAACAAACATAGCGATTCTCGAATCTATTCATGCGAGGAATAAATTTCAATACATCTGTAATACCGTTTAGTATAGATACATTGAGTTCTTCATCTTGAATAGCAAATTCTCCAGCTTTGATCTTTTTAGTGATTGGTCCTGCTGTACTAACATTTCCATTAGATAAAATGCCTGCAATAACGCTCATCTCAATATCATACACCTGAAAATAGTGATTTAATTTCACATAATCAGGAACCAATGATGCCCAAGCAAGAACATAGTCTTGCATAGTCCATGATTTAGATGATGAGTTTAGCAATGCAATCTTTTCAACCAGATCTTGTTTATCCTTAACCTGAATTGTTACGTAAGGAATTTCCCAACCTAGTCTTAATAATGCATTGAATAAGTGCTGACCATCGATGATATAATGTCCTTTCTTACCATTGATGAAATCAATTTCACATACTACAACAGGTCTAATATTACCCATTTTAAGTAGTGATTCTGCAAGCTTTGTTACCTGAGCTGGATAAATTGGTCTATTGATACCTGCTAGATAGCTTAATTTGATTTTAGATGAATCAGTTATCCACTTAGTTCCTTTTAATAAGTGCATCAATAAGTTTTTTAATTCTGTTAATTTTTTGTCCATGACTTTGTCTTTTAATTGTGTTTGTGTGAATTGTTTGTTTGTTTAAATCTAATTAGACAGATTACATATGTAATGAAATACAAGATGCTGAAGATTGCTAGTTTGTAGCTAAACATAGCTACGAGTCCTGCAAGCATAATAACTCCTGTAGATAAAAGTAATGCGTCTAATGAGTTTCCATAAGGTGAACTACCTCTTGTGGGCTGTTCATCCTTAAATTTGTTTACTGGTTTCATGATTTGATTGATTGATAAGAAACATTAGCACTAGCTTGTTTAAACACACTAAAATCAAACCATTGGTTTTAAGTTAGTTAATTGTTGTTCCAGTACTAATGTTTCTCATGATTAAGCTTTTTTCTTTGGTCTTCCTCTTTTCTTCTTTGGTTTAGCTGATACAACGATTGTATCCACCTCACCAGTGGCAGGATTCTTTAGCTCTTCAAAGCTCAAGACTTCTACATCCTTGCTAACATCATCAATTGTTGCCATGATGCTATGTAATGTTGCTTTGGACTTGTTAATGAACTCCAGATTACTGTCTAGTTCTTTGATGTAATCAATAACTAGCTGAGCATGTTCCTCATGTAATAGATCATAGTCTATTCTTGTTAACAATGCACCAGCAGTCACTACACCTAGTGTAATAGCCATAATACCATCTGCCCATTCGTAATTGGCAAACTTGATGCAAGCATACACAGCAGCACCAATGATTAGTGCTAAGTGTAGCCAATAGGATTTAATAAATTTTGTCATGTTGTAAGTGATTAAATGAATAAATAGGTTAATTCCCCTCTGCACTCAATTGTAATAGTCCTTCCACACCTATTATGTGGCATCTTTACAGGCATAGTTTGCAACCTATGGACTTCACTACTATTACAACTGCTCACCCTTGGGAAGTGAGTTGTGGTGCATTACAAAAATGGTTTAGCATCACCATAAAGCTTTCTTTCTGTGAAGTAGAAAGAATGTAACACCTCTCACCCAATGTCTTAAAGAAGAGCTACACCTATCGTAGCTCTTAACCGTTATTATATCTAACCAAACTAAAACTAATACCACCAGATAGGTTAGTGATAATGTGTCTTATAAGTCACAAAAATGCACAGATTTGTGCCATATAAAGCACTTTAACTTGCAACTATCCGAATTGCGTAACAAAGTTTAGTAAAAGTGTTATATACTGCAGTAAAAGTGCTATATAATGCACATTAGTTCGTAAATTCTCCGAGTAGTGCTATAAAATTTAACAAAAAGTGTCATATAATGCACTTTAATTCGGATTTGCATGAATTTTTCCAAAAACATCATGCACACTACATCTCTAACCCAATCTCATCTACACCATCTATGTAATGTCTGTACTTGTCCCAATCAAACTCACAATGCTCATAAATAGCATAGTTAATTGGATCAAGCTGTTTAACAACAGGCTTAAGCTTGTCAAGCTGTTTCTGGTAATGCATAGCACTTATCTCATTATCTTCTACATACAATGCGTACCAAATGTTGTACATAATATCTACAAACACAGGAGAAATATCCTGCACAATGTATTCAACTGTAATTGTCTCCATAAATGTCTAAATAATAGAATAACTAACTGCCTTCTAAGTAGGAACACGAAACTCTCAATCAACAAGTAATGAACTTGCAATATCGATCACCTACATATCAGTGCATATGGATCTCATGTTATCAACCTAAACCAAACACATCTTAGAACTGTGTTGTACAAACTTTCACTTTTCCTCTTGGACCACTGTACACTCCAAGTCAGAATGTAATGGAGATAGCTACTCTCACGTTGTAGATACTCTATCTTTCACCTTGTAATAGGTAGTTTGTTCATTTGTACTGTCTAGTGTTGATCAGCTAGCTATTCTAATGTCTTAAATAAGTCTATAGACCTTTGTTAGCACTACATCTATAGACTTGTTGTGCTAGTAGTGTAGCACTTCTGTGTTGTAAGCCATCGTATACAATGACTGCATTGTTTCATCACCACTTATGCTATGGTCTATTTCTACATAGTCAGTAAGCTGTCCTGATCTGTATAACACTCTGTCTTTATTATTAAGCTGATGATAATAATTGTACTCATCATCTAAAGCCATGTAATAAGCTCTTCTAGCATCAAGCTCAGGATTAAGATGCATTAATATAACAGCTCTATCTCTTACATTAACTTCTACTACCATTCTTGTTTCTTTCATGGAAGAACATAGTCTTGGTCCCTCTACTCTTGAAGGTGGCTTAGGTAATGTCCTTTCCATCTTAATAGAGAAAATAGGATTTAATGGAGATGCAAATCTTTCTCTGACTCTCCCTCCTACTCTATCCACTGTGAATAAGAAATTTGGTTCCGTCATCATAATTTGTCTTTTTTAATAATGTGTGAAGTGTGTATACCCGAATAGGTATGAATCTGCCGATATCAGACAAATCATACCCAAACAGGTATAATATGTTAAGCAAACCACTGTTTCCTATACATAACAACTAAGCTATGTAAAGAGAACATACATTTGCTTATCACATCATTGAACAGTTCATATTAACACCTTCCTTTGTAAAGAACTCTGATGAATCGTAATACAACCCAAACAAGGCCCAAAACAGCTCATCATCTATAACAACACCAGATCTATCATTAGATGTAACTAACATACTCTTAGAAGAATCATCTCTATTACGTCTATACTTAAACTTACCAGTGTCTATTATTCTGATAGCTTGAAGGATTGTCTCTGTTTTATTGTGTTTCATAACTTAATGCTATATGTATTGTACCATAAACCCATTTCTCAACCTCCACAATTTACCACTGTTTACCACTTATGTAACACACACCAACTCTTTCATCTACACAAAACATATACAAGTGGTTAATAAATTGTAAGTTGTAAGCAATGAAAGTTTGTTTTGTCCCAGATGGAACTTTATTTCTTTAACTATCTGTTAATTACTGTATGTTTTTTCTACTTCCCACCCTATAAGCACGCTTCTCCCACCCATATATATAACACAATAGCAAGTCCTGTTAAGGACTCACTATTGTATTGATGGAATTATTACAGTGCAATAAGGTCTTCGAAATTAATTGCACGAGAAGCAATCTCTTTCTTAAGCATTGCGTCAGTGATTGCAACACGAGTGGTGCTCATGTCAGTATTACCTGCGAAGCTGATGCTGTAAAGAACCAAAGGCTTCTCTTCGCCTGTTTCTTCATCAACCACCATAATAGGCTTACCGAAGTTAGGACTATTCTCGTCACGCTCTAACTGAGGCAACTCTAAGATTGGCAAAGCACCTAACTCTGCAATTCTCTCTTTCAACTCTTCAGGAGTTGATGACTCACGCAACCAAGCACTAACTGGTGATGAGCAATTAACGTACTCAACTTCGTTATCTTTGTTAGTAAGCTTAAGAGAAACTTTCTTCAGGATTTTAACACCTTCTGCATTAACAGTACCTTTGAAATTCTTGCTACTTGCAAGCTCGTAAGTACCGCCCTGACCTACGAACTCTGCAAGAGTTCCGATAGTCTTTAATGAATTAACTCGCTCTGATTGTTTTTTGAATTGTAACATGATTGTCGAATGGTTAGCCTACGCACCAAAAGGTTTTTAATTGTGTGAATAAAAATAATTATCGATTTGTATAAAGGGTCTTGGGATGGAAAGGAAAAGGTTTTGATGGATAGAAAAGAGAATGGCTAAGCCACTCTCTTCTTACCATCGTGCATTGCCATCAACCAAAAGCCTATTGCTATTGTAAAGAATATTGTTAGAAAGATTTTATCTTCTACCTTGGCACTTGTTAACCACGTCATAGCGATAGCCATGAGTATGAAAATTACATTGATTAGTTTCATCTTTTGATTTCATTAGTGTAAGACATTTGACTGGGGGGACACCCCAACCTCTCAAATTGTTCAGGGGGTTTTGATATGGATACACCTCCTCTCCCATCTATACAATAGGTAGGGGGGATTGTAAGAGTTGTTAATACCTAAGGGGGCCCAGCTGCAAATGACCCCACCCCCCAGAAAAAATTATCGGGCTCACTGTCAGCCTTTTACACCCCGATTGTGTTAATTCTTACATAGCTCTATTTGCAAATGTAAAAGAAAGCCCCTAACTTTGGGGCGGTGGGTGGGTTAATAGTGATCCCCCATAACAGAGAATATAAGAGATGATTATATTAGCAATCATAACAGCATCGCTGTTAGCCATAGCAGCAGGTTATGGGTTGTATCAGAGATTGGGTACAGCTGTAGTGGTGGAAGTGAATATGTTCTCTAGTCCTTATTACCACTTTGGTATATCGTTTATAGGTGAACCTCATAGTAAGAACATTCTACAAGAAAAACTCATTATTGGTCTAGTGTTTATCAACCTTGTAATCATCTTCTATAAGGTGAATAATGAGAATTAGTGCATAATATAGCATTAGTTAAAAGATTTGTTTTTGATAATAAATTTTATTGTCCTATCTTTGCTTTAATTACGTATTGAGTATGGAAAACCAACCAACGATAATAGTCCAGAAGCTTAAGAAGCAAACAGAGGATAATTTCCTTCTAGCAGAGAAGTATTATTTCATACTGTCTGTGTTGAATGACTTAAAGCTAACACAGAGAGAAGCACAGCTTATTGCTTTTACAGCTATAAAGGGTAACATCTCTTACAAACACCTCAGAGAGGAGTTCTGTGAGAAGTATGGAACAAGCAGTCCTACCATCAACAACATGATCAGTAGGCTTAAGAAGTTAGGTGTGTTAGTGAAAGATGGAACAAAGGTGAAGGTGAACCCCATCATCATTCTTAATTTCAACAACGATATTAGACTAGAGATAAACTTAGTTCATGGATAAGCCAAAGAGTCTGTCGTTAAAAGACTTCATCATCAGGAAGATGTCGATTAAAATGAACATGCCAGAGAAGATTCTGGACTCTGTCATTTCGCATCAGTTTCAGTCAGCAAACAACGCTTTGTACACAGCCAATAGCATAGAGATTGCAGGGTTTGGCAAGTTTCTGTTTAACCAGAAGAAGGCTGAAAAACATTTCCAAAGGATGCTAGAACAGAGAGGTGTTCTAGAGGCTACATTGGCTAACGAGAACGTTTCAGAGCAGAAGAAGCATTCGGCTAAATTGAAGCTTGATTCCCTGCTCAAGGCTATAGACATTTTAAAACCAAAAATAAATGATAAACTTGAGTCAAATCTACGAGGGCTGGAAGAACAACCTCTTTCCCCCCTCAGCACTGAAGGAAGTAATTGAGAAAACCAGCCAAGACAGATTAAACGTCTGCTCAGAATGTCCACATCATTCTAAGTTCCATAAGACAGCTAGGCCAGATGCACATTGCACACATTGTGGATGTACATTGGCTGCTAAAACAAAGTGTCTTTCTTGTAGCTGTCCTATAAATAAGTGGATTCCTGTGCTAACAGCAGAACAGGAGAAAGAAATAAAACAATCAAAGGAAGACACGCTTGAAGGATATGCCAGAGAAATCAAACCCGAATCAAGTAATTCTTAGAAAGGTAGCGTTGAAAGCATTCATCGACACACTTGTGAACGTATACAACTCAGGAGCTGATTACGTGGATATTGTTGGGTCTAATGACGAACAGCAAGACACCATAGGCATCATTGTTACAGATGAGTATATGGCAGATCCAGATGACATGGAGCTAGAGATTGAGGAGGATGAGGAAGAAGATAAGAAGCTCTCAGATGATGACATCGATCAACTAATTATATAACCATGGGAAGAAAACCAAACCAATTCAAGGAGATTGTCAACATACTGACTGACCTCCACAAAGACTTCCCCAGCTACAACTTAGGAAGACATCTATCTACAGCGTTAGATGGATATGGAGATGTGTGGGGGATGACAGACAAAGAGCTTCTGTTTGCATTACAGAAATACAAGACAGAGCTAGAACTCGATGCTCCTCGTCCATCAGAAGAGGAGATAGATGAAATAATCAAAGATGGACTTAATTTAAGCTCCATATTAGACCAGGAAGATAATGGCGAAGACTATTAACAAAACTACATACATTAACACTGAGCTCGATTGGGCTGAGCAGCAATTAGCTTCTTGGAAAGCTTATGTTGACGCTAATCCTATGCACGAATTAAAGGATAGGATTGAGTGGAAGCCTACAGCAAAGGGAGGAATGTTACCAATGGTGATTGCCTCTATTGAATCTCAGGGTAAATTTATTCAGGAAACCATGAAGAACTATCTAGCACTGTTAGAGGTGGTAGATAAACTGAGAAAGGTGGAGGAAGCTAAGGTGGAAGTGAGAGGAAAAGGTGAGATGTCCTCTATGGCAGAGAAGTGGTTGAAGAATAGACAATAATGGAACTACATAGCATTGATTACAAAGACTGGTTCATCAACCAGAAACGCATCCCTGATAAGGAGAGTGAAGAATACGATATGTTCTTTGACTTCCACAGGGAATTGTGCGTTAATGGGTGTATGATGGATGGTGTTTACATTAATCCTTTCCTATACTGGCATTTGAACATCTGGCATACAGAGGTGGATGTGATTGATGACTATGGACGTATTGCACAGAAATATGCTAACCCTCTGCTCAGAGATAACGAGTGGCTTGTAACAAACGAGATAGATAGAGCTCATAAGGAAAGAAAAGGACTAGTCATCCTTGGTATTCGTCGTTTTGCTAAGTCTGTATTAGAAGCTAGCTATATTGGACATGGTGCTACGTTTGATGAGAACTCACAGAACATTATTGCTGGTCTGAATGCACCCGATATTAAGCTGATCACAGATAAGATTGACAAAGGTCTCAATTTCATCCCAGAAGCCTGGAGATGGCAAAGAATTGAGGACAACTGGAAGAACCAGGTAACACTGGGTATCAAAACCAAGTCAGGAGAGAGGATTCCATTCTCTCAGATTCTTATACGTAACTTAGATGAGGGTAATAATGAGGAGGCTATTGCAGGTACAAAACCACGTAGACTCATCATTGACGAGATTGGTAAAGGAAGCTTCTTAAGAGGTTTCCAAGCTGCTGTTCCAGGTTTTACAACACCATTTGGTTGGGGATGTTCTCCAATTCTTACAGGAACAGGTGGTGATATGAAGAAGTTCATGGATGCTAAGAGCTTAATGTTCGACGTAGATAACTTTAACTTCCTTACATACAACAATGAAAAAGATACAGCAAGGATTCATGGATTCTTTATTTCTTACAAGTATAGAATGGAAGCCAAAGAGCCTTCTACACTTGGAGCTTATCTCGATCTTCCTCAGTCTAGCGATCTACATAATGTAGAAATGCAGGTGAGTAATGAAGAGAAAGCATTACAAATAACCAACGACAACTTAGAAAGACTGAAGAAAGCTGGTGATAGACTAGCCTATTTAAAAGAGAAGATGTACTACCCATTAGAGGTGGACGATATATTCCTGAATGAGGATACAAACATCTTTGATATTGAGGCTGCTAAACGTCAGAAGTCCAGACTTCTTCAACAAGAAAGAACAGGTGTGCCTGTTGTCTTATTCCATGATGGTGAAAAGATTTGCCATGAGTTTACAGACAAACAACCAATAAGCAACTTCCCATTAAAGAATAGCGATCTAAAGGACGCTCCTGTTGTTATATACGAGTTTCCTATAGAAAACCCTCCATACGGACTGTATGTTGCAGGAGTTGACCCTTACAGACAGGGTAAATCTGAGTATAGCTCTTCATTAGGTGCTGTATACATCTACAAACGTATGCATGACATCACTGGAGAGAAGTATCAAGATATGTTTGTTGCATCCTATGTAGCACGTCCTGATAAAAAGGAAACATGGGAAGAACAAGCTAGACTCCTTATCAAATACTTCAATGCACGTACATTGTGCGAGAATGATGATATCTCCTTCATAGAATACATGAAAGCTAAGGGAGATGCTCACTACCTAGAGAAACAACCACAGTGGCTAATGGAAGTTGTTCCAAACACCACCGTGAAACGTGAGTATGGTGTACACCGTTCATCTGAGAAGATTAGAGACTACTTACACAACTGCTTGAAAAAGTATATGGAAGAAGTCGTATATTTGGAAAAGGATGCAGATGGTAACACGATTAAAGAACTTACAGGTGTTACAAAGATATTTGACCCTGTGCTATTAGAAGAGATTATCCAGTATAATGATCAGGGTAACTTCGATAGAATCATTGCTGCTGAGCTTGCAATAGCTCAAGCATTAAAAATGGACCCAATCCTTGGAAAGGTGGGAGGTTCTGGTGATGATAGGGTGGCTTCACTCTTCAGACCAAGACAAAAGAATATATTATTTACAGAGTCCCAAGGGCTCTTTAACAATAGGAAACGTAAACTGTTTACATAATGGCGATTATTAGGTATACAAAAGATGCTACGATACGTTATGCGTATCTAAACATATTTCCTGACCAGTTCAAAACTGATAGAGAAAAGCAGGATGAGAGCTGGATCAAGAACACAATGGACTACTTTGCAAACAAAGCTTATGCTGAGTTCGTAAAGAATAGGGACACATTTGTAAAGAACTATGACTTGGTAAAAGGTATTCTTCGTCAAGAGGACTTTTATCAGGAGCCACAGGTGAAAAGCTTTACAGATATGCTTACAGCAGATTTAGCTCTTCCAGCATACGTAAAGCACTATTCTATCATCACTACACCAATCAACGAACTTGTTGGTGAAATCTCTAAGCGTCCTGATACATTCAGAGTGAAAGCGTTTGATGATGATTCTAAAGCTGAAGAACTAGAGTTTAAGACTGGTATTCTGCAAGAATATGTAATGCAGCAAGCTAAACAAAAGATTTTGGAACAAGCTGCGTTATCAGGAGAGGAGATTAGTGATGAGGATGTACAACAGCTTACAATGGAAGATGTGAAAGATGAGCTCGATAGCTATACATCTATCGCTGAGAAATGGGCTAATCACGTTCTTACATGTCAGAAAGCTGAGTTCAATCTGAAAGAGAAATCAGAAGATGCATTCAGAGATATGCTTATTTCTGGTCGTGAGTTCTATCACATATATGAAGACAACTCTAAACTAGGATTTAATGTTGAGGTGGCAAACCCTAAGAACGTTTGGTTCCTTACAACACCAGATAGAAAATACATCTCAGATCCTACAGGTAGAGCACAAGCTGCATATGCTGCAGGAACTGTACAAGTTATGGAGCTTTCTGAGATTATTGAGAGCATTCCTGATTTGACAAAAGAAGAGATTGACCACTTACGCTCATCTCTACAAGACTACGGACTTATCAATGTTAGAGACTCTAACTTAGGTAATGATGCAGTTTCTCCAGGTATCGATTCTGTTACATATGACACATACGATCCATTAGTGTTACAAACCAGAATGATGATTGAGAGTGAGATGAAAGAGAACAATGATGGACTAAAAGACTTCTTAGGCTTAACATCTAACGTATCTTCTTTTGGTTACAAGTATGTTGTTGTACGTGCGTATTGGATTTCTAAGAAGAAGATTGGTAAACTTATCTACACAGATGAACTAGGAAACGAGCAATCAATGCTTGTAGACGAGAATTACAAGTCTGGTACTATTCCTACACAAATTTCATTAGAGTGGGGATGGATCAACCAATGGTATCAAGGTGTTAAGATTGGACCAGACATCTATCATGTTAAACCTTATAAGCTTCTTAATTATTGCCCAGTGATTGGTATAACCTATGAGGTTAAAAACACTGAATCAAAATCATTAGTGGATTTGATGAAGCCTTTCCAGGTGATATACAACGTATGTATGAACCAGTTATTCAAGCTTCTTGAGAAAGAGGTTGGTAAGGTTTATCTTACATCAATCAGACATATTCCCACTCCTAAAGATGGAGATGCACAAGATGCATTGGATATATGGGAAATGGAAGCAAGAAACAGAGGTGTCGTGTTTATCGATGACTCTCCTGAGAACTTGAAATCACCAAGCTCATTCAACCAGTTCAGAGATATTGACCTTACACGTACACAAGAGATCCAATCTCGTTATACATTAGCTCAACAAATCAAGAATGAATGTTGGGAGTTGATTGGTATGTCTAGACAGCGTATGGGCTCTATATCAGCGTCTGAATCTGCTACAGGTGTAAACACTGCTGTTGCTCAATCATATTCTCAGACAGAGCCTATATTCGTGGCACACGAGTATGTAATGGGTCAGCTGTATCAGGCTATCATTGATGCTGCATTGTATGTAGAATCTAAGAAGCCACAATCTACATTGTCTTATATTACATCTGAAGGAGAGTCTGCGTTCGTACAAGTGAATGGTACAGACTTGAAGTTTAGAGACCTGAAGGTGTTCTTGACCAACAGACCTGATGATACTCAGATGTTCAATGAACTTCGTCAATTGGCACAGCCTTTGATGCAGAACGGTGGATCGTTGTACGATGTTATTGAACTCTACTCTACTAAGTCTATCAGACAGATGAAGAAAGTGTTCAAAACTCTTAAAGAACAACAAGAAGCAATGCAGCAAGCTCAATTGCAGCAGAAGCAACAAGAGATTGAACAAGCTGGTCAAATTGCTCAAGCTCAGATTCAACAGGCTCAACAAATGAAAGAGCAAGACATTGCTAATCAAAACTACCAAAACGAGCTAGACAGAATTAACAAGAAAGAAATTGCGTTAATTGCTGCTGAATCTAAAGCAGGACCTCTGTCAGATGTTGATACAAGTGGCACTCCTGATGTTCTAGAGATTAGCAAACTTTCCAACGATCAAATGAAAGCTGCTAAAGAGTTTGAGTTAAAAATGGCTCAAATCAACTCTCAGAACCAAGAAGCCGCTAGAAAGTTTGATATTGAGAAAGAGAAAATACAAGTGGCTAGAGAGAATCAGAAGAACGATTTAGAGGTTGCTAAAGTGAATGCTCAGAACAGAGCAAACAAAAAATCAAAATAGGTTAACTGTTTTGATTAGAGATAAAAAACTTAATGCTATATTATCGTGAAAAAAAGGGTTAACTACCACTTAACCCTTTTAAATTCAAGGAATCTTGCATAATTTTACATTATAAACCAAATAAAAAATTTAACTACATATGGCTGAGAACTTAGAAAGTCCATCATTTAGCACATTTGGTATTGAGAATACTATGGAAATGGGCATGGGAAATGCAGAGTTACTGAATGACTTAATGTCCCCAGAAACTCAAACAACAAATCCCGATGATTTACAAAAGATTGGTAAAGAGGTTGGTAACGACCCTGAACCACCTGCACCAAAAGCAAAAGCACCTATCGATCCTGATAATAAAGAAGAAGATACAACTAAAAGTTTAACTGATTTCTTATTAGGTGGTGATGATGAGCAAGAGGAAGAAGAAGAGGATGTAAAAGGTGATGATAAAAAACCTGCTGCAAAACCTGAAGCTTCTGAAGAAGAAGGTGATGAAGATGAAGGTGAAGACAGTGCTGATCCTGTAGCTGGTAAATTCAAGGCTTTAGCAAATGACTTGCTAAAACTTGGAGTATTCACTGCAGAAGATGATGAAGATGAGATTGATGTTAATAGTCCTGAAGAATTCTTGGAGAGATTCCAGAATGAAAAACAAAGAGGAGCTATTGATATGGTTAACAAATTCATTGGACAATTTGGTGAGGACTATCAACAAGCATTCGAAGCTATATATGTAAAAGGTGTTGATCCAAAAGAATATTTTGCTGCATACAACACTATTGCTAACTTCTCTGAGATGGACCTATCTCAGGAATCAAATCAAGTCACTGTAATTAAACAAGCATTAGCTGATCAAGGTTTTGATGCTGAAGATATCGATACTGAGGTTGAGAGACTTAAAAACTACGGTGATCTTGAAACAGTAGCAACTAAACACCACAAGGTGTTAGTTAAGAAAGAAGCTCAAAAGCTTCAACAACTAGAAGCTCAAGCTGAAAGAGACCTGCAACAAAAAACTGCAGTGAGAAATCAGTACATTAATAACGTTCAGTCTATCATCCAAGAGAAACTGAAAACAAAAGAGATTGATGGTATTCCTTTCAATCCTAAACTAGCTAGCGAACTACAAGACTTTCTTTTAGTAGATAAGTACAAGACAAATTCTGGAGAAACTTTAACAGATTTCGATCGTACCATCTTAGAACTAAAGAGACCAGAAAATCATGCTATGAAAGTGAAGGTTGCTCTTTTGTTGAAGATATTGGAAAAGGATCCAAGTTTATCTACTATCCAAAAGACTGGAGTAACAAAGAAATCAAATGAATTATTTGGTGAAGTTGCACGACAGATCGATAAAGGAGCTGTAAAATCAGGTAAGAAAGAAAGCAAGCCTAGCTCTTGGTTCATGTAAAATTTTATCAATAAATAATCTAAACGAATAACAAAATGGCAATTCAAACAATCCCAGGTCTAACTGGTTTTACGTATGCTCGTGTTGCTTCTATGGACAAACGTGCTGTAGGAAAGCTGACAGACGCAAACCACTTGGAGTCTTTTCACTCCACTGAGCCTGCTGACTATGATAAGAAAATTATCAGTCTTTACACCCAGAGCTCATTGTACAGTAATGATTTCTTGGACATGATCAACAAAAGCACACCTTATTACATCGATAATAACAGTGATGCTTGGAAATGGCAAGTTCAGGTTCCTTACAAATTCCCTAAAATCATTGATATTCCAGATTCAACTTTAGCGTTGAACAAGCCTGGTATCGATGGTCAAGAGTTTTCTTTAATCATTGACACTAATGAGTTCTCTAAAAACGCTATCGTTTCTGTAGGTACTCGTCAGTATGGTCCTCGTTTCTACGTGATTAAAGATCCAGTTCCTTACAACATGGGTTACTTATACACCTTCACTTTGGTGACTGACAACCCTACTGTAGATTTCGTTAATGGCACATTCTTAAAAACTGGTATCGAATTAGAACTAGTTGATGCTGCTATTGGTGAATTCGACCAAGACTTATTAGGTCTTCCTCGTTTAGGTGAGCAAATCACTATGTTCGAATCTTTAGGTTCTGCATACGGTTTTGAGCACAAAATCACTGAATGGGCTGATGACAAAATGATGCGTGATGCTTCTGGTAAGCCTCTTGACATCTTAGTTTATGCTCCTCAACGTCGTAACCAATTACCTTTAACTCGTAATGATGTTAAATGGGAACCGTTCATCGAGTTCTGGATGCGTAAATCTATGTTAGAATTGAAAGTTAAACGTATGATCTGGTCTAAACCAGGTACTGTTAAAACTAACGGTTCTAAACAAGAATTGAAACGTACTTCTGCAGGTGTATACCACAGAATGCGTAACAACGGTAACTTAGTACAATACAACCGTGGTGAGTTCTCTGCTAACCTGATCCGTTCAGTGTTTGGTGACTTATTCTATCGTCGTGTTGATGTTAAGGATCGTCGTGTTAAAATGTACACTAACGAAGCTGGTTTTGACGTATTCCAACAAGCTTTAAAAACTGATGCGTTGAACTCTGGTTTAACCTTCATGGCTGATTCTGGAAATCGTTACTTACAAGGCGAAGGTCAACACATCACTTACAACTTTGCATTCGATGCAATGGTTACTCGTGAGACTGGTCGTGTTGAGTTGATTCACTTGAAAGAATTAGACTTGCCTCAAACTAACTTAGAATTTGGTCAGAACAAGAAGTCAACTCCTGTATTCATGGTATTTGACGTATCTCCAATGTCTGATGGTTCTATGGTTAATAACATCCGTGAGGTTCGTATGAAGGGTGCTCCTTCTATGACTTGGGGTTACATCGATGGAACTCGTCACCACTTAGGTTTTGCTAAATCTCAAGGTATGAGCTCTGCGAACAAATTCCCAGGATATGAAATCTGGATGAAAGATCGTTGCGATGTATTCATTGAGGACTTGTCTCGTACAGTTCTTATTGAGGAAATCCCACAATTCTAATCCTCTCCTGGGATAGTATCCTAGGACCAAGGCTTCATGCCTTTAAAACACCGAGATTGGGTCCCCTCCCACTGTCCCACCTTGAGGGGACCCTTCTCAAATACAGAGTGATGAATGAATCAAATGTTCATTGCATACCCTTCGATGGGAACACTCTGCTAAATAAACCAAATAAAAAATAACTACATATGGGTAAGATAGGAAAAATCTCGACTTTGAAAAAAGAGTATAACAACTCTCAGTTACAAACTATGCAAGGAGGACTTGCTGCAAAAGGTATGACACGTATTCCTGGTACAGGTGTGTTCAAATATCCTTACAAAGAACTTGATGGTCAGTACAGAACTGGATTAGATCCAAATGCTGCTTACATCAAACGTATTCAAGATCCTACAGAGAGAGAACTTGAAATTGAACGTGTAACAAAACTTAAAGAAAAGCTAGAAGCTTCATTAGGTGATGTTAACTTAGGTTCTCGTTCTTCTTTCTGGAACTATGGTTTGTCTACATCTACAGAAGATACATTACACGTGCAAGCTGTAAAACTTTTAGATGGTGATAACTTCTTCGATTTAACCAATCCTCTACAAGAGTTAGCATTTGCTTGGTTGCGTGTTCATCCAACTATTGCAAGTTCTTATCAGGCTTGGGAGCGTGGTGAATATCCAGCAGACACTCAGTTCTACGTAGCTGATGATGAAATTGAAAATGCTGTATTGTTCAAGAAGAAACAACTCATCAACAAAGCTATTATCAAGTTTGACTCAATGACTCCTGAGAAGAAACGCAAAGTTGCTCGCTTATTGGGATTACCAGTAACCGATGATAGCAAAGAAGAAGTTGTTTACAACTTAGTGGATAATCTCCTTAAACAAACCGAGTTTGCAGGTGGTAAATTCCAAGGCTTAAATCCTGTAGAGGTATTTGGTCGATTTGCAGACATGAAGGAAAACTTACTCCATATTAAAGATTTGGTAAAACAAGCAATCACTCACTCAATCTACAGAGTTAAACCTAATGGTAGAGTGTACGAAGGAGAGCTTGAAGTTGCTCAAGATGAGGAAGATCTGATTAAATTCTTAATTGATGATGATAATCAGGATGCCCTACTCACACTAGAACAAAAATTGAAAACTAAGAAGTTAGCGTCTGTATGATCCCAGTAGATAGTTTATTATATAAGATCGACCAAAAACTAAATAAACTATCAACAAACGAGCATCAGCAGATAAACTTGGAAGATAAAATCTTAGCTCTGAATGAGGCTCAGATTAAGCTTATAAAGCAAAAGGTTGATGGTTTTAGTGTTGTGAGCGGTCTGGGTTTAGATTCTTTTAAGAAAAGATACGAAGACCTACAAAGTTTAGTGATTCCTTACAACGATGGTAAATTACCATTAACACTTAAGAATGCTGAGCTTCATCAATGGAAAGCAAACATCCACCAACTAGATCCAAAGTACATGTTCTACATAGATAGTTATGTACTGGCAGATAAGGGTAGATGTAAAGATAGAAAGATCTGGATTAATCGAGATCTGACAAAACATGGTGACTTACAGTATTGTTTAAACAACGAACACTATAAGCCATCATTTGAATACCAGGAAACATTTAACTTCCTGTCATCTGACGAGATAAGCATCTTCACAGATGGTACGTTCACTCCAAAAGATATTTACATATCTTACATGAGATATCCTAAATACATCGATAAAGAAGGATATATCAAGTTTGATGGAACACCATCGGTAAATCAAGACTGTGAATTAGAAACTTACTTGGAAGATGAATTGTTAGACTTGACAGTTCAAAATCTTGCAATGTACACTGAGAATCAATCTGCTGTGCAAAGTGCCCAGTTTAGGATTCAAACAAACGAGTAAACTTTTAACAATTTAATCATAAAACAAAATGGCTGATTTTTCATTAACCACCCTCTTTGTTGTACCAGTAGGACAAACATCTCTACCTAGCTCTGGATCAACACAAGACTTGACCGCTGGTCAGGTGGGAATTTTCCGTAATGATTATAGCGTTGCAACTGCAGGTAACATTGCTGCTGCTCCCTATTTTTACATTGCACAAGGTAGACAAAACACTTACTTGCAAGGTAGCAAACGCTCTGACAAAATCAAAGGTTGCCCTTCAGGTTCTGGTTGCAACTCAAATGTAACCGAGTGGTACAAAGTTGCAGGTTGCCCTACAGCAGCAGTTCAAATTACCCAAGTTGGTAACTGGAATGTTAAATGTGGTGATATCGTAACCTTAACTTTACGTGCACACTCTTCTTACATTGATACTTTGTATTTCAATGGTTTCACTCGTTCAGTAACTGTTCAAGCTCCTTGCTGCGACTGTGGTGGTGATCCTTGCGATACTGTTGATGTTCCTGCATTGATCGATCAATTCATCGTGAAATTGACTCAACAAGCTCCTGGTATCAACCCTGACAACATTAGCTTCAACACTTTCTACACTTTCCAACGTGTAGGTAACGATCAAAACGCTGTGTTAGTTATCTCTGGTAAACCATTAACTCAATATGGTCAACCATGTGATGTTGCTGCGTTCCCATTTGAGTATGACAGAATGTACTTCCGTACCTTCGTATACAGTGGTCCTGCAACTACAGCTGACTTCATCGTAGCTGATAACTGTAACATCGTTGCTGATGCTGTAATCACTCAACGTTCTTCTTACCCAATCGGTACATCTGCAGAGATCATCCAATTAGAGAAAAACTACTACAGCTACCAAGCAGGTTACTTGAAGCACTTATACCGTATGGTTGGATACAACGAGAACTTTGAGTCTTATGTATCTGCAGGTACTACTTACGATACTTACTACATCAAATTCAACGAGTATGACAAATCTGCTTACTCTTGGGGTGACTACATCAAAGAAGATGCAATGGTTATCTTAGCTGTAGCTGCTGGAAGTAACGTTGGAACTGCAATTGAAGCTGTATTAGAAGCTGGTTTAGGTGCTGTTGCAAGTGATAACACTTGTATCACCACTACAACTTCTACAACTTCTGCTCCTTCAACTACTACAACCACTACTACTAACATTCCTTAATCTGAGGTAGTAAATAATTGTTGATAAACCTTAAGTGTCAGAGGGTGAGAGGATCTTCTCAAAATCCTCTGGCACTTTTTATTTAAAAGAGATGGCAGATTTAAAACTAGATATTCTAGTAATTCCTACATATAATACATTCACACTGGGTGTTGCTGATGCTTCTACGTATCCAACTAACCCACCTGTTGTATCAGCTCCTACCATCACCATTATTGTTCCTACATTTGGAGAAGTAACACTTCCTTTTAATGTAAATGACTTCAACGTATTTACATCAACAAGTTTAGGAATCACTGCTGTTGGGGAACCAATGTTACCTCTTCCTGATGGAGTTTACACTCTTACTTACACTGTTGCTCCTTCTTACGAGAACACTGTAACTAAAACCATCATGCGTACAGAAATCATCCAAGAAAAGTTTGATAAAGCCTTTATGAAGCTTGATATGATGGAATGTGATAGAGCTATTAAGACTCAACAAAAAGTTGACTTAAACAGCATCTATTTCTTCATTCAAGGTTCAATCGCTGCTGCGAACAACTGTGCTATTGATGAAGCGAACAAACTTTATGTTCAGGCAGACAAAATGTTAAACAACTTTGTGAGAAACAACTGTGGTTGTTCAGGAAACAACTACGCTCCTAATTTCTATTAATATGGCACAGTGCTCAAAATGTGGAACTAAGGTAGGTTGTGGCTGTCAGTTAATTAATGGTCTATGCACCTATTGTCATAAAGCTGCTCAGAAGGCAGCAAAATCTTATAAGTATGTTGCAGCCAAGCTTAACTAATTGTATTGAATGTAGCACTATCCCAGTGCTTCTAGAAGACATTGATTGCAAGCTAAAGGAGTTAGCTAGTAATCTTTATAATAACACAATATATTCACTTAATCTTCCAGTGAACGGTGTAGTGTTTTTGGACTTAACAAACTACAAACGTATTCTTACATACAAGTTTTGTAACCCAGACTACGCTATGCCTTACACAGTGGATATGATTGCGAGTAGAGTAAAACTTTTAAAATATAAATAAACCATGGCTTGTTCAAATTGCTATAATGGATGCACAGAGATAACTTCAGATAAGTGCGTAAAATATACAGGAGTGGATGTTCCTGTTTTGGGTATTCAAACTGGAGACTCTCTATCTTATGTAGAGCAAGCTCTAATTGAATTCCTTACATCCACATTAGATGCTACAGGTATCATGCCTGAAATCGATCCAGAAATCATTTGTCCTCTTGTTGGTTCCAACTTACCAAACTGTGCGACATTAACAGCTAAAGACTTATTCGTAGCTCTTATAAAAGCTGCTTGTGTTTTAGATGTTGAAGTTAGAACTCTTCAGGATGAATTCACTGCTTTAGAATCAGATTACTCTGTAGATTGCTTGACTGGAGTTACAAACTCTTCTAACACACACAATGTTCTACAATCTGTAATCAATAAGCTTTGTGAGTTAGAAGTTGATTTAGCTGCATTAGCTGTTGATCTAGATGCTAACTACGTAAAACTTGCTGACTTAGATACACTAATCCAAGCATACTTAGATAGTATCCCTGGTGGAGGTAGTCAACAGTATTTGAAGATGGTTCCTTACACAGCTGTAGAATACTACGGTCCTCTTAGCAACTTTGACAGCACAGGTAAAGGTTTATCTGCTCTTGGTTGGGATAAGATATATTTGTGTAACGGTGCTAATAACACTCCAGATAAACGTGGTAGATCACCTATTGGTGCTATTCAAGGAGTTCAAAGTACAGCACCACTTAGTCCTATTGTAGATCCTTTATTTGGTAACTTTAACTATGAGGTGTGGCCTGGTGGTAACAGTACAAATGGTACAAATAAAGTTACATTAACTTCTGCACAAATGCCTGTGCACAATCACACAGCAGTGATTAACATTAATGACCCTGGACACAGCCACTCTTATACACAAAGAGTTACAAATAACTTTGCACAATTCTCAAGTAATGAAAGAGAAGTTACAACTTGGACTTCGACAGCTTCTACCACAGGTACAGGTTTTACAGGATTAAATTCAAATAACGTAACTGCAAACATTAATACTGCAGGACAAGGACAAGCACATGATAACGTACATCCTGTATTAGCTTGTAACTACATCATTTATCTTCCATAATCTTAAAATCAATAACAAATGGCTTGTTTACCTGGAATGCCTTGTTATGGGCAACTTACAAGAATAGTATATCCAAAGGGATGTGACCCTTGTCTTTATGTGAAGACAGATGCTGAGAGAGTTGTGTACACTGGACCAAACCTTTCTTGCACTGGTATTCAGAATGGAGATTGTTTAGAAACAGCTCTTGAAAAGATTGATGGAAGAATATGCTCTGAAGAGTTAGTGTCACAGATATTAGATACGATTGCAAACAATCCTGTTCTTCAGGCTTATCTTTGTAATCTTATTTCAACATGTCCCACTGAAAATCCCTAAACCAATAAAGCCCTATGGATATGTTTAATAACTTTTTTTGGTGGTTTGGAATAGTTCTTTTTTCAACAGCACTAACTTTATTTGTAAGCGGAATGGTTTACGATTTATGTTCACACATCAAAGAGAGTTTAAAAAATA